AACAATTCAACACTTCCAATTCTGTCAAAATATTCAAAATTGGTATTCATTGTGGTGTTATCAAGGGTATTTTCAAGAAGAGAGGTAGTTTTTTGAGTAAGCTCGCGTAAATTAGTATTAAACGCAATAGTTGCTGCCAAAAGATCGGCTGTTTGAGTCATAAAATAAATATTTGAATTAAAAAATAATAAAAATTGGGGATAATTCCCTCATAATTGCTACCCTTAATTTCAAAGACTTAAAACAAGCTACCCTTTACTTCTTTATGGACAATGTTTTAATTATTAAATTATGAAATTTAATAGTCAAATCTTTTTTTTTAAATTTTCATTTGTTGAGTTGCAATTTCTGTGTAAAGTTGCATCATTTCCTTTGTTGCTTCCCGATCTCCTTTATGATATAAATGATCTTTATTTTGTAATATTGCATTAATTTTATCTTGAGCCGTAGCTGGTGAAAAATTTAATTTTCCAATAGTTGGCTCTTGTATTTTTTGTGAAACTTTATCCATCATTTTGGCAAGCAATATTTTTGCTTCGGCAGGTAAGTTTTGTATTTTTTCGTCATCTTCAGAAGAGGTAAAATATTGTAGCATAGTTTCAGCTTTACTAATTTTTTTATCATAATCGTTTCCCCATTCTTTTTTTAATGATTGAACGGCTTCTTCTTCAGCTTTTTTTAACTCTTGTTCTTGAGAAGATTTAATCTTAGCATCAGATTCAAGCATTGTCTCCATAAAAGACTTAAATTGTTCTGGTTTGATTCCTAATTCTATTGCTTTAGCTTTAGCATTGCTTAATAATTCATTTTCAATAATATAATTTTCAGGCATTTTATATTGATAATCATTTTCTTCATAAGAAACTGACTTGTTCATTTCAGCTTCTAATTCAGCCTTAACAACATCTCTAGCTTTGCCAAAATGTTTTGTTTTATGATATAAATCTTTAACAAGAGCATTTAAATCATTAGGTATATTTTTAGATAATCTTTCAAAATCAGCATCTTTTTTTAGATCTTCGCTAAAATATTTTGTTACATCAAAATCATTAGTTGCTTCATTTGAATTAATAACAGTTTCGTTTGCAGAAGTGTTTATTTCAGTGTTAACACTAACTGCTTCATTACTTATATTTTGTTGATTTTCCATTTTATTTGTTTGTTGTTGATAAATGATTTTCAATATATCTATATGCAAGCCTTAAGCCTTCTTTATATGAATCGTTATCAGTAATTAAATCTGAGTTGACACATAAAGTTGATTTTAAATCTTCCAAAATATATTTACCGTTCTCTGTGCTAAATATTGATTGATAAATTAGTTTATGTTTTTCCAAATCTTTATTCATTAATATCAACCCCCGCTTGTTTATAATCTTTTGCCGCTATTGCCTTATTTTGTTCGTTTTGAATAGCCATTTGTTGATCTTGCATTTGTTGTCTTTGTTGTCTAATATCCGCAACTGTTTTATCGTCATTAATAATTTTAGGGTCAACAGTCAAAATATTAGCTTTCTTTCTTAATATTTCATCAAAATTAACAACATCCATTGCGTTAGGGTTTAATTGTGAAATATTGCTAACAGTTTGCAATATAACATCAAGAGAATTGAGTTCGGTTATTTGTTGGGATTGATTAATTGGATTAATAAAAGTTATTTTTAGTTCTGGTGCTTGCTTCATTAAATCAGGCAATTCAGGAAATACAGCTTCAGGCAATAAACTATAACTTGAGTTTCCTCCATCTAAATCATTTACAGCAAAAGACTTTCTAAAAAGAATATCAAAAGTTCTGTCTAATATAGAATCTAAATATTCTTGAATGGAAGTTGCCACCGAAGACATAATTCTAAAACCTTCAGCTCTTAATTCTAGCACTTGAGTCGCCGTAGCATTAGGATTGTCAAAGATTTTAAGCTTATCAAGAAAGAATATTTCTTGAATAGATTTCTTTTTCTCTTGAATTAATTCTAAAGTGTAGTTTAACTGCCCTATTAGTTTAATCGGCTCAATCGCAGATCTTCCAGAAGACATACTGTTGCTTTTAGCTTTGTTTAAAGCCATTGGTGATAAATTAATTCTACCGTCAAAATCAGCATTAACAATCATCGGAGGTTTTAAAGTTAATTCTACTGACTCGTTGTATTGTTTTTGCATAATGTTTAACTGCCTTGCATCTGGCAAAGCAATCATTGCTCTTGAAGTGCCGTATAGTTCATCGGTTGATTTTTCAGATCTACCTACAGCAAGCGGGAAAGAATCCCAGCCTAATTCTTCTACAATCATTTTATTGGCAACATCCAGCCAAACACCCTCAAACTTTTTGTTTGCAATATCAATTTTATTTAAATCTCTATTTTCTCTCGGGTAAATATGCAATTGAAATAAAAATTTTTCGTGAGGTCTATTTTTAGCAATTTCTTTTATAGTTTTGTGGTTATCATCTCCCCATTTTTGCACTGCCTGCATTGCGGTAAAATCTGCTTTAATAACTACACAATCAATTTTGCCTTCTTGATTTTCAGATATTAAATAGTTTTTAATATGATGAGTAACATAATTTAAATCAAAATCCCTTCCTTCTTCTGTCATTGTTGCAGCAGTCCCAAAGCCTCCAATGTCTTTGAAAGCCTCAAGTATTGATTGCTCGAATCTTGATTGAGAGTTATACATTTTACTCCACATTACATCTGTTGTTTTGCTTAGCCATTCACCAACTTCTTGATTTTCGTTTATCTCATCATCTACTGCCTTGATTTCAAACCAACGGCTTGATTTATTTGTTAAAACACCGCTTAAAATACTTGCAAAGGTTTCAACAGCAAGAATTGGGTAAGAATCAAATATATAATCAAATACTGATTTATCCCCTGCGGTTTTTTTAGAAGTTATATCATTTTTAACGGGTCTAAATATATCCGATATTTCTTGAAATAATGACAAAAAATTAGATTTACTAGCCTCTAAAGTCTCTGCATTTTTTAATAATTTTAATACTTTTTCTTCCATTACAAACCTAGTAGTTTTTTTCTTTCTGAAGTTTCGCCTAAGGCTGTTCCTGCAAATAAAGTTCTTTTTCTCGCTTGCTCTTCTTGTAATCTTACGGATTCACTGGCAACTGCTTTTTCTTGTGCTAATTGTTCTAATTGTTCTTGTTGTAATTTATTATTTAATAAAGATTGTTTTTGTAAATTTTCAGTCCTTGTTGCTGATTGAGTTAATGTATTAACAACTGGTATTTTGTTAGTAATATTGCCAACAATTGGGACCGCTTGAAAAGCTCCGCCAATTGCTTTTTTTATTTTTCCAAATCCAAGTCCCATAATTAATAAAATTTTTGTTCGTAAATATAATGCGATTGCTGTTGCTGTTGCTGTCCGATATTTTCGCTATAAGATATCGCTAAATATCTAAAAGCATCTGCACCGTGCGAAGCCCAATCGTGCTTTGGTTGTAATTTAAAAGTATTGTTCTTATTGTCAAACTCTTTTTTATAATTCTTAAGAGCTAATAAGCCTCTTCTTGTTGTAGCTTCGTTAAAAAAGCATTTAGGAAGCATTGCTCTAACTGCATTAATACCATCATCAACAGAAAGTTTAGGAGTTATTAAGAATCTTAAGCCAAGTTCAAGAGCTGTCTCAATTCTGCTTTTGCCGTTGCTAAATTCTCTTACAACAATATCGTGAGGTGCATAATGATCGGCATAAATATATGGCTTGTCTTTTACTTCTTTAATATAAGAATCTAAGCCCTTGTTGTTGTCTTCGATGTAATCAATTATTCTAATTTCATTGCGGATAAATTGAGCAAACCAAATAGTTGTAGCATCACCAACCCCCAAATCCCAGAAAGTGTAAACTGGTAATTGTCTTTCCCATTCAAACTTGCCAATCCTGCCTTGTTTATCTAAGTCATCAATGATTTTAGAATAATAAGCCCCTTCAATTGGATTATTAAAGCTACAAAGAAACTCTTGATTAAAGAAATCAAGTGTCTTACCTTCGCTTAATATCTCCGCTTTCACTTGTTCTAGTTGCTCTTGAGTAAATACCCCCGTTTCTTCAGCTGTTTTTATTTCAGAGTGCCACACATCAGGCATCTTTTGAGCCATTTTATAGAGTTCGTAAGCATGGTTTTGACCTTTCGGAGTGAAATTAAACATTGCAAAGCCGTTATTTTCAAGAAGCATTGGTTGAATTGTGCTCCACGCTCGCGGATCTTGTTCTGCATATTCGCTAAACACTGCCCCT